TGCTAATTTCTCAGATGTCACTGTGTCAGCTGAACCTTTCTTCTCGATTTGAGCAAGTCTTTCATCGTTAGTTTTTTTGAACTCTTCGAATGTAGAGCCTAAACTTTCGATTGCGTTTTTGACTTGTTCTTTATCAGCCATGATATTAATCCTCCTATAGATTAATGGTTGTTTGTTGTTGTTAAGACTTTCTTTATTTTATTTACTGATTCTAATAAGCCATCAAAGTCATCTTCTGCTTCTCGCAGCTCCAGAGCGTTGACCAATGCTTTCGCACCAATCTTGGCTTGCGTTCGTGATAAATCTCCTACATCCCGCAGTAAATCTTCCCATTCACGAATTGTACGATCCTCACCTTTCACCGCATGAATAATTGCTTTATCATTCATGGGAAAAGTGACGAGGGAAACTTCCATAAGGTCTATATCCTTTAAATATCTTCTTCTCTTTCTTTCATCGTAAGATTGAGATTTAGGATCTGCCTTAAAACCGATTGACATAGCATCAAGTGCACCCATCTTCATTAACTCAAAAGTTTCTCTTCCTCTTTGAGTGCCCATTGCTAATTGACCTTTAACATATAAACCATTTTGGTCTTCTTTAGCAGAAGTAAATACACCTATTGGTTCATTAGTGTTATGTTGGTATAATAATTTAACTTTGTTATAAGGTCTTCTTCTTAAACTTTTTCTAAATGCACCAGAGACTACAATATCATTACCTTTGTCAACATTACCGAAAGTTGAAGCATAACCCTCGAAAGTTCCTGAATCATCAGTGCTTGCTTTTATTTCACATTCGTAAATTTGTCTTTGACCTTTTACATTGATTGCTTCATCTATCCAACTTCTATCAACTAATTCATCAAACTCTTTTGTATCTTCACACTGACACTCATCACAACCACAATCGCCATCTTCTTTTTTGTCTTTTGGTTTTTTATGTGGCTTACCATATTTTTCATCATCATCATCTTTTGCTATCGCATTCATATAATCATCATGATTTTTACAAGGCATAAAAATTTTACCTTTTGGTGTATCGTGAGAGTGTATTCCTGTGCAACCTATTTCTTTTGCTCTGGCTGCTGCTTCTCCAGGATTATCATACTCATCCTTACCAACTTCTTCCTTCATTCGTTTTGGTTTTTTCTTATCCTTGTCTTTTGGTTTTTTGTGATACTTTTCTTCGAACGATTCCATATTATAATATAATTATTAAAACTAAAATTACTACTGCTGCTGCGATACCTATTTGAACTTTTTTGTTTAGACTTTTAAACATATCTATATATTTTTGCATTTTACTGTCCTCCAAAATTTGGTTCAGGTACATTCACTACAAATGTACACCGACAATTGATAACTTGTTTTGGTGCACCAGAAGGATCTCCAGGATACCTTAACTGAGAACCACCAACTACAAACATCCCATCCTTATCAACCACTTGACCATTAGCAGCAACATGATCATCTCTAGTCCTGTCGTCGTTTACAGCGACCCATTCCTTTCTTGTGTTAGGAATGTTTACAACATCAAGACTCGTAAAGTTTGCATAATTTGCAGCTTGATGTGTTTCAGTTCTAGCGATTAATACTGCTCTGGTTATAGAGGTTATTGCAGATAGTTCTGTTATCTTTTTCGCAGTTTGATAAACATCAAGTCCATCAACCTGTGCTACATTAATCGCATTACGAATATCTGCGATTGTTGTAGAACTTATATTACTAACTTTTTCTGCACCGAAAGTAAATAGAAAATTTTCAAATTCTTTATCAAATTCATCTTCATACTCTTTTCGCTCTGTTTCTTGTACTAATCTTAATAAACTCAATATTCTCGCTCTAAATACTGTGGTGACTGACTTCCAATGACTAAATATTATAGATTTTACACGATTATAGTGGGGTCTTGATTCTATGTCCAAACTTTGACGACCAGATATCAAGTAATCATTTGATATAGTTTTATATGTTCTTACAAACTCTGTTTTAAGTTGAGATGCTAATTTTACCTCAAAATTACTTCTCATTCTATTTTGTAGTTGCCACTCTGCTATTTTTTCCTTTGGTGTTTTTTTATTTATCATGATATTTTCCAACTTGCTATACCTGACCTAGCACTTAACTCTGTTAAACCCCAAACCAAAGCATCTAGTCTGTCTGGTGATTGTGAAGTTATTTCAGGATTATAACTACATAGTTGATCTTCTAATAAATTAAATCTATTTAAATGCCTAACTCTTTTTTGCTCGTATAATGCTGCTATGGGCTCTGCTCTAACGAACTTACCTCTTGTTGCTCTTACTGATTTATAATTAACATTCCTATCAACAGTTTTAACGACCCTCTCGACGAGGTCACCACCATTATTAACTTCAGCAATAACTTTATCTGCTTTATAACTCTCGTATGCTTCTACAACTTTTTTAGCCCAAGCATCAGGAGAGTATTTACCAGATAAATCATTTAGTATATAATACTTGCCTTGAAAATCTTCTGCACATACAACTACACCTGTTTCGTCTGACCTTTTGTTTGCTGTTACCGCAGGATCCACAGCAATAACTATTCTTTTGAAACTAGGTAATTTTTCATTATAACGAACCATGGACGATTCAATCATATCTCTTGACCATAAACTTCCTTCTACATCTTCAAGAACTTCAGCATATAGTTCTTGACGACCTAATCTTGTGCCTTCATATTTTTCTTTTAATTGACTTAAACTTGCTTCTGCTAAATTTTCTTTGTTTTCAAAAGTAGAACCAGTTGTTGTATATGTATCTTTTCTTTTTAATAAATCTTTAATTAATGGTATTGGTTTAGGAGTAGTTGTGACAACTACTTTAGGATGCTCTCCCAACCTTAAACCAAACATCATTTGATCCCATGTTTCGCTATATTTCCAAGAACCTAACTCATCACACCATACTCTATGGTGCTGTGGACCTCTTAATCTTTCAGGAGTATCAGCTGAAAAGGTTTTAAATCTAGAACCATTGTGTAAGACTATTTCACCTAATGATCTATTATAGTTAGCAATAATTTTATCGTCCATGATTGATAACAAACCTGATTCTCCTTCAATACAAGTATCTCTACCATCAGCAAAAGTAGGTGCAACTATCGCTAAACGACTATCAGGATTATTTAAAGCAAACCATGCCATATCCTGTGCACCAGTTAATGTCTTGCCCCAACCCCTCCCAGCTAAAATAAGCCATATAGACCAATCGCCTTTTGGTGTCAGCTGTTTTGGTCTAGCCAAATTTATCCATTTAAGTCTTAATAATCTCGCATCTATTTCTATAGAACTTAACTTATCTAGATCTTTTATATTGTACATTATATTGTTTTAATAAAAATTTTATATACGCTCTAATAAATTGTTTTAGTTTAATAGCCATACCAATTTACCACTCCCCAAACTGCCATAACAAAGTACATTACTTCCATTAAACATCTTGGTGTGTCTTCTTGTTTGAGTGCTACTATAATCCAGACAATACAAGACACTGCCGATAAAAACCAACCGAACCATTGCCAATCTACATTTGGTCGTGTCAGAATATAAACCGACAAAAATGCAATAATAAACGCAATCCACCTATATATTAGCATATTTGCATATTAGTTGTTTTTGCTTCGTCAAATAGAAAAATATATTTTCCATTTCATAACCTATATAGCAATTTAAAAGATATGCAAAGTTGCAAATACAGATTAGTTTATTGTTTCTTTCAAATCTTCAGTTTTTTCAATCTGAAGTTTCTCAATCAACTCATCTAACTCCTTTAATTTTTGTTGTTTCTCTTGAACATTAATTGTTTGTTCTCCAGAAAATTCCACTGCTCTTCGCTTTGGATGGAAATATTGTGATAATTCCTTTAGTGCTTCAACTTTTAATTTTAAAGGTGTTGACTTGTCTTGTGATATTCCAGCAAGTGCTACTAATGGGTCAAAATTTTTGATACCCATAGAGTTCATAAACTTTTTAACTCTGTCCTGCAGTTCCGCAGTCTTCTTGTTAGGTGTGCCTTTTTGTCTGCCACCTATTCTTTCACTTCCTGGTTTTGGTCCTCTGTTTCCCATATACCTATATCTAACTCCTCATAATTCAAATACCTACAAAGCAGAGCAAGTTTAACAATAATAGACTAAAACGCTAAAAACAAAATCTAATCTGCCTGTATATTAATCTATTTTTTCTGATGCTTGTTGCTTGGTTCTGGTTTGATATGCCTTATTTTATTTATTTTTTTAAAGGCACCCAACCTTTATAAATCTATTTTAGGTTTTATCAAAACAAAAAGAAGGAAAGTCTGGTTGATTTTATAATTCTTTGACCAAAAATATGAGATGGGACTAATATATTTTTTATCTAATATGATCAAGTTAATAAGGAAATTACAGGGAAATATTAACATATTAGAGCAAACGAGCAAAACTTATCAGGGCAAATAAATAAAAATATTTTTTTCTATTTACTATTAGCAGATGTCAGATTATTAATGTAGTATGTCAGATGTTATAAACATAAGCAAAATAAAGCAGACACAGGTGCCATCATCTATCAAGTTAGGATACAGAACCATAGACTTGGTAGCAAAGGATATGCCTGATGACTTTGGAGAGTTCGTTCATGGCGAAAATAAAATATTTTATTCTAACAAAGTCACACCACCAGAACTAACAAATACAATACTTCACGAACTATTACACGCAATATGGCAGGACAGAGTTGCAGAGTTGGTAAGTGATAAGAAGGAAGAAACAATTGTAAATGCGTTAGCAAATGGGCTAATGACTTTGTTATGTGATAATCCTGATATGCTAAAATTTTTAACAAATGGGATGATAAATGAAACAAAAAATATTAAGAGCGATAATAGATAAACATCAGAGTAAAATAAAAGAATCAAAGTCTATAATTGATGTAGCAACTGAACAAGCGACAGGTGTAGGTGGCCATAATAGAGAGTTATTTCAAGAGGTAGAAAAAGAACTTAAAATTATTGGCGAGTCAGAAGATATTTTAAAAACAATACAAAAACATTTTTGATTGAACTTTTTTATTTGCCCATATGGGTTGTTGTCTTTTTAATACTTTTTAGAAAGTATTACAGCGAGAGATTTTTATTTTATTGTCTTGGTTTTGTTTTAATATACACATGGATTTTTAGTTTGATAAATTGGGTAATGAGTAATGCATAAAAAGTTTTATAATCCTTTGCCAGATGGGCTAACAATAAAGAAGTCAAGCATACACGGACTTGGTTTATTCACAACAAAAGATTTTAAAAAGAACCATAGATTTGGCACCATACATATTATTCACTTTGATAAAGTTATAAGAACTCCGATGGGTGGTTTCATAAACCATAGTGATGAGCCCAATTGTAAGAAAGTTAAAAATATAAAACCAGTCAACGATTTGCTTGGTAGATGGTCAGATATAACATATGAAATCATATCAATAAAACCCATTAAAAAAGACACAGAAATCACATTAAAATATACACTTTATACACCCAAAAACCCACAAAAAACAGCATAAAAAACCCAGTAAAATCAACATATATTTGTACAAAATAAATGCTTTTTATTGTTTTAATTTCGCTTAATTTAAGTTAAATTCCACTTATGATTCGTAAAAATAAAAATATAAAAGCAAGTTGCGATGCGCATAAAACTGATTTTGGTCCCCTTGTGCCCTTTGTATTTTTAACTTTTGCGCTCGGCTTTAAAAATTTTAATATTGCTGAGTTGACTCTTTTGAGTTGTAAAAAAGTATTTGAAGTTGCGTATAAATAAATTCGTTTTAGGTTTATTTGCGTTTCGTCTCTTCTTGCCTTCTTTTTGTTTTTGAGTAAGGTTTAATAATTGCTCGGTGAGTAAATTCCTTTCTTGAAACCACCTCTGGAAACTATTTGTAAAAAAGTTTGGTTAAGTGGCGAGCGCAGTTATTCAGTTGGCTGCCGATATAAATTCCTCTCCCATTATAGCAAATTTTATTTCGCGATTTGCTACTGATGATCTAGCGAAACGACAAAGTGAAAATGGGAGGAAAAATGAGTAAAAAGAAAACACTAGACACTAATGAATATTTGTCTGCTGCTGTAAATGAACTGAATCAAATATCAGATCATCACACAGTAGATTCAGATATCAGTTGGTTGTTTGAAGGTTCAGAAGATAATCTTATTTCAAAAAATGTTAAGATTATATTTATGAATCAAGTTAGACAAAGGCAAAAAGATGCACTTGTTTATACTGAAGGTGAGTGTGAAAGTGAATCTGATGTTGATATGTATATTGAAGGAAACTATCAGTATGGCATCACACTAGATATGATTGAGCAGTACAAACTTTATTCAAGATCTTTGGGTATGGCGCAACAAAAACTTGCACCAATGAAAGATTTAAAAATAGAGAAAGGCAAAGTTGTGGTGACTCAAATTATTGAAACACCTTATTATATTGAGTATGATATTGTGAGCCCAAGTTTATGGGCAAAGGCACAAGAGAAAGTTGGTTCTGGTAATCGTTTAACAAATCACCTTGCTTGTGGTTTAAGTAATGATGATGTTTCAAAGTTTGGTTTAAAACTTACAAACGAACAAGAAGATACACCAAACAGAGAAATAAATAATTCAAAAACTAGTCATATTGAAAAAGTAAAATAATTAAAACCCAGCCGAGTAATATCGGCTGGGCTGTAGTTGACTATCTGTCAACCTGATGAGTTCAATCAAGAACGAAACAGCAAAACAAATGGGAGGAAAAAATGAGTCAAGCAGTACAACTTGAATTTGATTTTACTTACAAAAGATGTGAGTATAACAATTCAAAAAGAACAAAATCAGAGTTATATACTTATTTAAATGATCATTACAAAGGTGAAACTGACCTTGTATTATCTTTAATGAGTGGTAAGATCTTTGATGGTACAATACAAACTTACACTGAAATGGGTTGGGCAAACGAAGAACTTTGGTCTTTGAATGACTGGCCTGAAGGTGAAGGATTTGGTTCTTCTGACAGGTTTCACTATAATAAAAATATAGATGAAACAATAAAGTCAAACAGGCTTTATCTAAAAGCAGAATCAGAGTTTGTACAACTTCATAAACTTATTGAATCACCTTCAAACAAAGATGTAAGAGCATATATGAAGTCAAAAGGATATAACTAAAATATTCCCAGCTTTACAGGGATCACTTACCTGCTATCCTGCAGGGTCGTATCACAGGCAACAAAAATTGCGTGATAGGTAAGTGGTCCTTGTAAGGCTGGGCTGTCGTATGATAATCTTCATACCTGATGAGTCCAATCAAGGACGAAACAGCAAACAATAATGGGAGGAAAATATGCAAAGAAAAAATGCATTAAATAGAGATGAGTTCAAGCGAAAGTTCGCTGCGGACTTTGTTAAACTAATAGAGAACGAGGGCGGAAAGTTTATGATGCCTTTTATTTCTCTTGGTATGCCAATAAACCTTGCAAGGATGAATACAAAAAATCCTTACTATTATGGAGTCAACAACTTCATACTTTGGTGGGCTAGTAAGCACTACAAATTTAAAAGTAATGTTTGGGGGACTTACAATCAGATCAAAGAAAAAGGTGGTCAAGTGTTAGAAGATCAAAAGCATAAAGCAACACAGGTAGTTCTTTGGAAACCTTTTGAAACAAAAGGCAAGTACAAAAGAAACACAGGTGACAAAAAAGTAGGTGATGAAAGAACAATCAGTTCTGTTTATCTTGCTTTCTTTTGGGTCTATAATTTGGATCAAACTACTTTGGCAAAGCAATACCAAAAAAGTGGCGATGGTTCTAAAACTAAAATCAACGCAGAGCAGTATGTAAAAAATACAGGTGCAAATATTCAGCACGGAGGTGACAAATGTTTTTATGTGCCTTCAAAAGATTACATACAGATGGTTGATAAAATTATGTTTGTTAGAACTGGAGATAGTAATGCAACTGTCAATTATTATTCTACTTTGTTTCACGAACTTGTTCATTGGACAGGTCACGAGAGTAGATTAAAAAGAGATATGCAAAGTTTCTTTGGTTCTGATGGTTATGCAGCTGAAGAGTTAGTTGCTGAATCTGGTGCTGCGA